TAGCTGCTGAGCTCCCTTAATGAGTGACAGCGCATAGTTGATCTTTGCTTTATTAGCATACATCATCAGTAATTCCCCCGCCGATGGCAGCCACCAGTATCCGGCGGTCAGACCTTTACCCTTACTGTTCGCTCGACTATACAGTCTACAATAGCCTGGAGCGTAAGCAGCAGTATTCGTTACGTGCGAATTGGACGATGCTTTGATGGCGGCATCCGTATGCTGCCGGCCATTAAAATCCAGCATGGCAGCGAGTCGGTTATTCCCGGTAACCTGAGCAGTAAAAGTGTCGTCGTTGCCGTAGTTAGGAAGTTCTGCCTGTACCTCTGCGCTCGACCATGGTAGCGCATCTGCCTGTGTTGGAGCGACAACCAGATGACGGCCACCTTCAAATATTACTACGCCATCCGCTATTTCTCCGCCAGCTTCCAAGCTTGGCCACTGTGCTGGAGCAACCATGAGCGGATGTCCATCATTTGCACGATGATACATGATGAAGACGCCATCATACAACTGAGCCATATTCTTTTCGAGATAAGGCTTCATAGTGTTAAGACTTGCGTTAGTAACGGCCTGGCCGTTAGCAGACAGCCAATCGCTGATTTTTCTTGTATTTATTGCCATAATATTATGTATTTAAAGAATATTGTTACTTATCTATCGCTTCTGCCGATGCCGAATTGCTGATAGCGGCATTCACTGCGTCAATGAAGCAGGGAGCGGTGGTGCGTTCAACGAGTTCCTTGATGATTTTCACTTCATCGTCTGTGTACTCGGTTTCGTCATTTCCGTTCCACATTTTTACTGCAAGAGCCTGTCCTGCCAGCCCCAATCCTGCTCCCTGCGAGTAGATGATGTTTGCAATCTGCTTGCGTGCGTTAACTACCTGACACCGGTTCTTGTCGAGTGTCATAAATACTTCGAGATGTTCTAACTTAACTTTCATATTCTTTGCTTTTCTTTTTTAAAATCCTTTGTAAATTTTCAAAAAACCATTTTCTTCATATATCTCACCTATAGACCAAATAGAGCCTGTAGACCCAGACCGTAGCCCTCTAAGAACTAGATTCATTTTGCTATTTTCGCTATCTATATAACATCCAACCCCAGCGACGGGAAGAGAATATCTATGTAACACCCCGGAACCACCCCTATATATCTGCATCATAACCGCTCGCTTGAAGAAATCTCCAATATATAGCTCGTTGGGCGCAAACTTAGACTTGAATCCACTCATAGACGTTACCAACCCTATGTTCTTACGTTTCAATTCGTCCTGGGCAACAACTAGCTTACATGCCATATCATTGTTGTCATCATCCTTTCCGCTAAGTTCAGCCTTCACCCCAGAATCTCCGTATCCGAAATATAGCGATTGATTGTTTACCGCATCGGTATATTGTAACTTGATTGAACCATCTACAATTGAGAAGTCTCCGATAGAACCTGACTTTGCAGTAATTTTGCCAGTAATGTCAGCTTCAGTCATCTTAGTAAAACCACTCCTTTTAACGCTGAATGGAGCATCAGCCCCATTCGGTGCGCCAAGCCACAGAGCGTAATCATTATCATCACTAACAACCCTAAACGAGCCAAACATTGCGCCACCTGACGGATTGAACAGATTAATCTGATTGCTTCCGAGCATATTGATGGTAGCGTTCTCGGCAAGAAGAAGATGAGTTGCTATCGACTTATAATTGCTCATCTCTGTCCAATGCCCATCGGTCAAACTAGGCGAAGAAGTTGCATCGTCATACGTTTTAGTACATTGATACCACTTGCCTCTAACACAAACAACATCAACGTATGCTTCTTCTCCTGAACCCGAAAGATACTTATAGCTGCCCGATTCAAAACCGTCATGTTCACGCATAAGAGCACCTTTTTGCCCTTTGTCTCCTTTCTGAGAGAAGGAGATTGAGCCAGTTACTTCTGCTAAAACCTTTGTCATAAGCTGTACTATATAGTCCCTGTTATCGAATACACCGCACCCTTATAGGCTCTGATACCAGCTTCGGTAATCGTAAACGTATTTCCCGATTCGGTGATTGCTGAATTGATAGGCACACCTGCGTTGGAATAAAGCGACATAGAAAATGTTACTCCAGTCTCATTTTCGGTTGAACCTCTCTTGCGCATATATGGCTTATAGACAATTTTGCCGCCTGAGTTTTGGACGAAGTTCTCAGCTACAGGGTTGTCTTTGCCGTCCGTAGGGTTCGGATAAAGAATGTACTCGTCTGATACGTCATTGATAGTCTGTGTGTCGGAAGCATAGAAACCACCAGCCTTCCATGCTTCGCACTTTACGATGATGGACGAATCCACGTCCGTCTCGTTGATGGTAAATGTAGCGGAGGTGCTATCCTGCCTGAGTACCCATCCACCGCTAGCATCTGGCAGATACCACTTGAATGTATATCCAGTAGATGTAGTCATATTGCCATCCGTAACCTGCGCCTTGACAGTACAGGTTCCACCCTTCTCCGTAATCGTGAAGAGATTCTTGTCTGACGTTGCGATGATGTTCACACGCTTGGAATCAATCACACCTTCGGCTATATATACTGGATACATAGCTTGAAGTTTCACATTTGTGTTTGATATGGATATATCAACCTTACAGATAATAGTGAATGAATCGCCACCATTGATATTGACAAGGTTCTTATTGACCGTAAGGGTCGGATTGCCGCTAGCATCAGACCCCTCCGTGAAATGACCTGCCGCACCGCCAAATGAATTCGTTGAAACGTGCGAGGCATTGAAAGTCAGCGCAACACCTGCGACAATCCACGTTGGGGTGCCTCTAGTGAGGTCAAACGAATTGCCCGCACCCTGTTCCGCCGAATATGCCTGCATAACCAGCTTTGGCTTCGTTGCACCGCTCGCCTCGAAGTTAGGCACAACGTTGGAAGGTGACGCAGGGTCGCCGTCATAATTCTGATACACGTCTCCTGCAGTACATTGCAGAATAGTGTGCAAGGTAGTACCATTACTTGTAACGGTAATCTGTCCTGTAACTGTAGCTTTACTCATTGTTTACCTCACTTTCTTCTTTAGTATCTGTATTTTCGTTACCTGTATTCTCGGAAGACGGATTGTCGCTGCCGCCAGAACTGATATTGTCATTATCTCGGATATCGCCATCACCGCCGAACTCAACTGGGGTATAGCAGGAGGCAGGAGTATCAGTAGTTCCCTTGATTTCCGCAAGAGCATCACTCTCTACTACAAGTGAGCCGCCGACATTGGCTGCCCTCTCGTTGAGGTTCACACCTTTCACACCATTCAGCTCACTCTGATAGAGCAGACAGTTTCCGTCACTTGTCATTGTCAGCGGTACTCCGCTTTTGATAATGGTCTCTGCGACCTGCTTAGTTACCTTAACGTAGTATTTCATAATTTTGATTTTTTAAAAGTTAAACACTATCCGTTATTCTCGTCAATCTCCCTTGATATGATGTATTTTCCGCCCTCATCCACAAGGGCATTTCCGTTCTCGTCAACAATCAGCTCGTAAGCACCTCGGTCTTCGATAGACAGACGAATGCTCTTCTTAGCCTCAAATGGGCACTGGAATGTCTCGCCATAACCTAACGTCTCTGCACTCTGCGTCATTGTAGTAACACCATTATTTGTGCTCTTGCCGTATGTTATCTTCTGCCATTTTGCTCTCAGCACTTTTTTCCAAACGGATGGTTCAATAACTCCATTGTTGTCGCTGACAATAGCTCGGCAGGCAACTGATGTCGCATCTTCATTGAGTCCGAAGCCATCGCCGATGAACTGAGCCGTGAGCGGCGGTATGGTTCTATTGATGTACGTAACCTTCCGAGCATCAGCATCACGGGGCGAGGAGGGAATACTGCCGCTATAGATATAGCACGCTCTCAACTCATATCCGATACCTTCGCCTATCATATCACAATCAATAGTGATAGAGGAAATCTGCCCGTTTGCACCCTTGGTCATTGCCGTAATCTCGTAATTCTCGGCATCATCAACAGATGATATAAGCTGCTTCGTACCGTTGTCAAGAATGCGATACCACCATATTCTCGTCTTGCTGTCTGCTGTCTTATCCTTAGCTCCAACCATAATCTTGGCGGTAAGAGTTTTAGATGCAGCGTGCTTGATAGGATTCCACAGCACTGTAGGTGGACTATCAAGCATAATCTCAGCTCTCGCATTGGTACAATCTTCAAGATAGAGAGCCTTGTTAGCCACGAACGTGTACTTATATCCGCAAACTGGGTCTGTCCAGCTTCCTTCAAATCGCATTGTTCGTGGCTTGCCTAGAACGGAGTTCTGCCTGATATAGAGAGTTCCCTTATCCGAACCTTCCATCACAGCTTCATATCCAGCCTTCACACTTGCATTCTCACTTGTAGCTACTACCACGATGCCGCTAGATGTCACCTCCGACCACTTGAATGTATCCAACTGACTATTGAAGACAGGTGTTTCTCCTGGGTTATCGGGGTCGATGAGATGGCAGGAAGGAAACATCGTGCAAGGTCGAATGGTGAAGTCGGGCGAGAATGAGCCTTCAATACCATCATACTGCTGTCTGTTGATGATATTGCCAACAATCTCTATGTTGCAGGATTGAGAGTAAGCCGTAGGCTGTATCTCCATCATCTTGTCAACACTAACCACTAATTCTTTAGCCATATTCTATTTATTTTAAAAATTCAACATTAATCAGAAACTAACACTCACATCTTCGGAATACATCGTCTCTCCATCCTTGATTTCGGCATTACATCGGAATGTCACACTACCTATCTTGAATGCAGCACCACCAAGGTCTTCATAGGTCAAATCAACCGACAATCCGCAGTTGGCGTGAGAGAGTGCCCATTTATTATCTGCCGTTGGATTTCCGCTGTCTCTAGTCCATACAACATTAACCATGGAGTCGGTCACATCTTGATTGTAGAGTCTGCCGATTACCGACAGAGTAGTGAATACCTTCCAAGAGCCATCAGCATCCGTTGCCATCAAGTCGTTGAGACGGAAGTTCCACAGCTTCGATGATAGCATTTCGAGCGTGAAATAAGGGTTGCCTTCAACGAACGCCCAAGCGGTAGATGAGTAGGTCGGCGGCTTTGTAGTCTTGTCTTCTAAACACTTCCACTTGCAGCCGAGGTAATAGACGGCATCAATCGTTCTGTCTCCATTGCGGTAAGGATTATCGCCTTGCGCCACAGCCAAGCTCCACACACCTCTGTCTCTTGTCGTGTAGATTGGGTTGCCCTGATAGTCTATCTGCTGGAATGATGCAGCCATCATCCACTTAGCATAGAACGCTCCATCACGCTTGTTGGCGGTAGGGAAGTCTTGGAAGAGAAACGATAGTGCATCTGGCAGCTTGCCCATCGCAAGAGAGTAGTTCGTCTTGTCTATGATAGGCTTAGTAACGTGGTCGAGCCATACAAGCAACCCCTCGGATGATGATATATACCAGCAGCTCTGTCTGTCTTCGTCCACCGCATTTCCCCATCGTATCAATCTTGCCAGCTCGCAAGGTGGATAGTTCTTCTTGCTAGGAACTTCATCATCGGGATAGCAGACTACCGTAATGGTATTCGTTACAGTATTGACCGAGAGTACTCGCAGCCACATATCGTAATACTTGCCGTTCTCTGCCAGAGTATTGATGGAAGCTAAGACAACATCATTCTCCTTGAATGCCGTAAAGTCGTTATCCCATCGCTTCTGCAACTTCAAATCATAGGTTACATTACCACCCTCCGTTGCCGAAGGACTCCCCATCACCGACTCAACCATACCGCTCTCGGTAAAGACGAAGTTACTCTCCATAGCTGTCTGTCTGTTCACGATAAGCTCCTTAGCGATAATGGAACTGCGAGACGTAATACTCTCGAACTCAGCGTTTCCACGTTCATCGATACGTCCTCCCGAACCTGTAAGTATTCCAGGAATAAAACCACCAAACTGTGCACCTGAAAGAAACTTGATCAGAGCGCTTGCCGTATCTTCGATATCCTTGCGGAGAATCTTCCTGCTAGCCTTGCCATTTTCAGAAAAATCATCGGTTTCATCGGCATATCCTGCCTTGATTTTCTTGTCGAGATAGGTAATATATCCGTTGAATTCCGATAGTGCGTCCAGCACATCGATATTCTTATGACTATGGCCAACGCCACCTCCGCCAGTATAAGAACTGGACAGTTGCCCTACAAACCGGGTAAAGATAGCTGCCAGCGTGGTTACTCCCCACTCTTCTGAATATGGGTTCTGAACCGGGAAGAGAGCCCCGCTACTGAGCGTCAGCCTTGAGCATTCAACAAGTCGCGGGGCGATAGTAAAATTTCCCAGATCCGGCAGCTGAATATCCAGCTGCTTGAAGCTTCCTGCTTCCGAGCGCGAAATATTCAGGTACGGACGGGCATCTGAATATTTATAGGTGAAGGTGTAGTTCGAAGGCAGCTCCTTCGCCTCGTAGTTCACGTCACTATCGGTAACGGTTATCTTACGAAGAGAATTACCATGGTAAACATACTTACCCAGAGACGGGAAGAAATCGAGCATCCACAGGCGCTCCTTCTTGTCCAGGAACCCGGTGTTCTTCTTAAACTTGCGGGTGGTATCTACACGATATTCCTCAGAGTCTTCCTCTATTTCTGCCACATTGTGGGTATGTTCTGCAGTATTTTCGCTATTACCGTAAGCGCGGAAACAGTCTACACCTCCCAACGAATTTTCGAAGAGGAACCACTCTTCCTCCTCGCTCTTCATGTCGCTGGCATAGTATTGCTGTACGTAGGTAACCCGTTCTCCAGCCTGCTCTACCCAGATTTCGTAAACATGGGGCAGAATGCCATCATCGCCTAATAGTTTGGCGATGATGGCGTATTGTACCGGAACAGTATATACCTTTCCTGCCTCCAGGCTTGCCAGCGTCAATACCTTCTCTTCGTAGCCGTGTCCGGCCGGTATATATGCCTTACACTTCACCTCGCTAGCTTCAGCTGCATAGTAAGTGAGAAATTCCGGAGAGTAATAGGTTACCCCCTTCGTCTGCGGTTGCCAGGTGAGGAAGTTGGTTTTCAGAAAATTTGCTGCCGAATCTGCCAAACGGTCTACTCCGGCACGTATCACGGAGAAGGTGAATTCCTTCTTACTGCCTTCGCTGCCAACCTCGTAAACCGTTGCCACAAAGGATTTCATGATGTTCGGCTGGATATAAGGTTCAATACTGTCCTTCACCTCGAAACTGAGCAGAGGAAGGATGATATCCTTGACGGACAACGTAATTCGGTTCTTATCGTTCGGCGTATAGGTATGCTGAACGATGTTTGTGCTTGAGCCTTGATACCGTAGGGCGAAAACCACATCTGTCTTCGAGCTGCAGTATATCTCGAAGGCATTCATGGAGCCTACCATGCTCAGAGCATCTGGATATAATAAAACCTGTATCATCTTAAAATAGCTTTGGTCATATTTGCAAAGTTAAGATAATACAGGTATATAACAAAGGACAAAACCCTACGAAATCGGTATGCATTCCAACCAGACGGTCGTACAATGATACACCCATTTACTGTGACGGAACATCGTTGCGTGTCGGGTTTTCTGGCTTACGTATGATTTCTGCAGGCCATACTTCTGGCCAACGTACTCAGCTGAAGGGAGAGGAGGATAGATAATCTTGAATGTGCGGTCCCGGTTATCTCCGGAATTCCAGTAATCACCCTTAGATACCTCTACCGTCTCTTCGAATCCGAGCCACTCATATTTGCAGTTCATCGCCGGCATTACGGCTTCCAGACTCTTCGCCTCGCTAACAGGAGTAGTGAGAGCGATGGTTCTGAGCTCGCTTTCCGTTGGTTCGCTCTTTCCTCCGAGGGTAAACTTCAGCTTGTTGAAGAAGAAACTCACACCTCTGATCACAACCTTTGCGTAAGAAGGAAGGTTCTGCTTCTGCGACTGGGAGAGGAGCAGTTTTACCTTGAGTTCCTGGAGTGAATTTCTGAGCAGGAGATCATACTGCCGGTAAAACTTCTCAAAGATGCCATCCTCGCCATTATATACCAGGGAATAGTCGAACAGTTTCCGGGGTGTAGGATTTCCTGGCCGATGCGTACCAAATTTATCAGAAACTGATACATGGATATCGTATGCCGTCACGGTTCCGCAAGGCATGTCATCGGTTCCCATGTATGGGAAGGCGAGCATGACTGGAGTTGTGACTACATCTTCGCTGGTTTCTGAGTTGTCTTCCGTTGCCACCTTCATCGAAGAGTTGAGCGTAGCGTAATCTCCGATATACAGCCATCTGCCCATATCTCTCGTGATAGTCTCTCCGTCCGCTTCCTGTTTATACTGCAGCATTCTTACTTCCGGTATCATCTCCGGTATCTCCACGTCTTGCGTATCAATATCATCTTCGCCGGCATCATAACTTTGGGAACACTCCCCTATTTTGGCTTTCACCTTATAGTTGCCGGAAAATCCGTCCTTGTAGAAACAGCCTTCTTCGTTGCTGAAGTAGGCGCCAGAATTATTCGCTATCATATCCTTGATATTGTCATAGCTGTCTTCTGCATCGCTATCTACCTGGTGTTTCGCACGCAGGACCACGCGCTTGTAATCGGATGCAGTCTTATAAGATAAGGTAGGCTCTTCGGTCATCTGACGGGTGAGATCCGCAACCGGAACGCTATCTACCGCATCTCTCAGGAAGATGATATCTGCAGTATGTGTTCCCTCGTCAGACACGAACTCACAAAGAAACTTTTTCCGAAAAACTGAGAGGAAATCTGATACCGACACGTCCGGAAGAAGATCCTCGATGCGGATATGTCCGTTCACCATCACGTCTATCACATTATTAAGCAACACCATCTTGTTGAATGGTTCCGTCTTGGTAAAGAAATTCTCCTTGAGGTCATAACCGAAGTATTTAAAAACACGCTTGAGAACGTAGTTGGCACGGATGAACGGGGATATATAATAGCCCTTATCCAGACTGATTGGTATCTCGTTTACATATTCCGTATCCGGATATGCGTTCCAGAAGGTATTGGACCACATGTTGCAGAGTACTAATCCTTGTTCTTCCGGGGCAGTCACATACTCGTAGCCGCCACCTTCCTTGTATCTCCAGTACTTGGCATTAGGAAGTTTAGTTCTCATGCCCAGCTTGTTCAGTATCTTATAGGTATATCCCTTATCCATGCCAGAATCGTCGGTAAGCAGAACCGGGAAGATATCATAGTTCTCGTTCTCGCCTCCTACGAGAGACCTGCAGAACCTGATGCACTCATCTACGGTTGTGCACCCCGGTATCATCTCGTCCTTGAAGACGCTCTTCAGCTTTACATTCTGTATCTTCGAGTAGAAGGACCCGTCGTTGATATAGAATGAAGAGGAGATGTTTCCCTTGTGCTGTGCCGAGAGAACAATCTGCCTACATTGGGCGAAATACTCGCCGTCTTCGATGCTTACGTTCGTAGCCACCATCTTATCCCTCATACCGAAGGTATCGGGATAGTTCAGTATCATGCGGTTGTAATCGCTTGCCGGAATATCCAGCGGGGAGGTCGTTTCCCCGTAATCGTTGAAGAACGGGTTGGTACGTTCTACCTCCAGCTTGGCGTTTTCGCCAAGCTGGTAGGCCTTTCCTTTATCCAGATTTGTTATTTTCATGTTCAGAAGATTTTATTTTTTAGCAAATTTTCTCGCCTGGTTTCGCAGTTCCTGTTTGGCGTCCAGATCCGAGAGTGATACAAACGAGCGGATTCCGTCTCTCTTGAGCTCTCTGAGCAGTTCCAGAAGCTCGTCATTATTGCGTCCCGATGTAGCATTTCCAGCATCGCGATGCGCAGATTCCTGCGTCCGGACGTAAAAATCTGCCCCTCCCGGAGCGATTTCCTGACTGCTCCGGGCAGACTGGCGGGCGATGCTTCCACCCAGCGCCCTGCCCTGCATGGCCATCAGATACTTGCTCATATCGAAGGTTCTTATCTGTCCGGCACGCTGGGCTGCATCCATCAGGTTGATGAGCGGAGCGATGGTAGGGTTCTCCAGGGCTGCATTCGATGCCACCCACTCCTTGCTCCTGCCTCTAGGTCCCTCGCCTACGATAACGGTAGGGTGATCTACGTACCCGCGCTTACCTGGCGCATACTCGGCGTTGAAGTGTTTGCCATCCTGCTCGCGCTCTACGTCGATGCGTCCGCCACTCTCGCGTCCGCTTGCCACACGGGAACCGGCAGAACTGGTTCCGCTAGCTGATCCGTTGAGGGTCATACGCTTCACCTTCTGGCGCTCAGCATTTGCTACAGCCAGCTGGGCTGCACCGGTCACACCCATCAGAGCTGCAGCAACACTTCCGGCAATCGGGCCCAACTCGCTGTACGCCTTCATGATAGATACTGCAGTATTAGAGATAATCTGAGCTACCTGCATGGCGAAGTTTACGTCAGCATACTTTTTCTGTATCTTCAGCTTCTCGTTGGCTTTTTTCTTCTCCAGTTTCTCCTGGAGTGCCGTATTGCCCTCGGCAGCCTTAATCTCTGCGTCATACTTGGCGTCTACATTCGCCATCTCGGCATTCTGCAGCGAAGTCACGGCATTACTGAAGAGGTTTGTATAGAGCTGAACCTGCTTCATGAAGGACCCTCTCTTCAGCCCCTGTACTTTCTCCTCGTATTCCTCCTGAGTGATATACTGGTTGTCGAGTGCCTGCTTCAGTTGCTGCAGTTGCCGGTCGTATTCGCTCTGCTGGTCAAAACCGAGAGCCTGCCTAGCTTGTTTTTTCTTTTCGTCCTGTTCGTCAAGCAGTTCTTTTTGTTTCGTGATATACTCCTTCTCTATCTGAATCTGCACATCTTTATATGCCTTCTCCAGCTGTGCAGTATCTTCCCCGTTCTGCTTGGCCATGTTGAGCGCAGCCTGATAATATCCCTTCAGAACTTCCAGTTTCTGGTCGCGTTGCTGCTCCAGGGTCAGTTCCTGCTGCGTCTCCCCTTGCTCCATCACCTTTGCCAGGGCATCCTGGTAAGCCTGTTCTACTGCTACCTGCTGCTCGAAATGAGCCTGTTCTGCAGCCCGGAGGTTCGCCTGCTGTTTATCCTGGAGCGCTTTCTTCTTTGCGCCATCCGCAATTCCGATATTCTGCGACTGCTCGCTATACGAGGTTTCGATGGCGAGGATGTTGGCGGTATGCTGGGTCTTCAGAGCCTGCATGGCGAGGTCATACTTCTCTTGAGACACCTTCTTCTGGGCGAGAGCCATTTCCCAGTTGTTCACGTCCTGCTGGTAATCCTGATTGGCGGCATCGATATCTGCCTGTCGGTTTTCAGAAAATCTCTTCGATGCGATATCATCGGGGTCAGGCTGTGTAGTGGTAGTATTTACGGTTCCGGTATGGCCGCCGCCACCTTTT